TGGCAATAACTGTATCGCGCAATTCCAAAGTATAATGAACAACGGTCATCCCTGCTTTAACTGCGGTTGCGCCAAGGTGGACAAGCACCATTGATTTACCCACGCCAGTTGGAGCAATCACAACTCCTAACTCTTTGCGACCTCCACCACCACCAGTGATTTCATCCATTCGTCGCCAGCCAGTAGTGATGGTATCACGACCAGAGAACTCGAATCTTTTATCAAAATCTTTGATATAATCGTACCCAAAGTCTGCGTCGGCACCTGCTTTAAGGGCGTCGTTAATGAGTACAGAAATCTCATCAAATGAGCACTTTTGAAGGAGTGTAGACGACTTCATCATCGCCTCTCGTAACTTCTGTTTGCGACAGAAATCCAGTGCTGTATCCTTAATGTATTCACACGATTCAAGTATGTTAATGTTTGTAAGTGCGCGAGCATAATACTCACGAAGTTGTTTCTGCAACGCTTCATTAAGATCATCAAGACCGGACTTAATGATTGTCTTCATCGTATCGTGAGATGGTTGCGATCCATATTTTCTTTTATATTGGAAGACTTTTTCTGTAAATGCTTGAAGATACTTGTATTCTAGGAATTCGATGTTTAAAACTTCCATCATTCGATCAGCAAAAACACGATCATCTAAGATAATAAAAGCGAGCTTTTCTTGAAAAATTTTACCATATTTAGAGAAAGAAATTTTATCATTTGTGGACATTGTAACCTCGTGTGCCTGATGTGTTTCTAGATCATACCTCAATCAAAAAACTTTGTCAAGCTCTTTGTGAGGGGATATTGTAATTAGTCGCGAGCGTCGTCAATAATCGATCTAAATTTTTGAAAAAGTGAATTCCAGTTGAACTCGTGAATGCCATCAAGTGACATCATCTTTAGAACTTCAGTTCGGTTAAATGACGGTTTAAAATTTTCAACAGTAGTTTTAATATGTTGGGAACTTTGGGTTGAAATATAGGGCGAATAGAGTTGCATTAATTTATAATTTAGCTCAACTTTATTTTTTTCTGATAGGATATTTTTATATAACTTTAATCCCGAATCATCTCTGCGACAATGATTAAACAAGTCATCAAGAGTGTATGATTTTTCTTCAGCAAGAAAGGAAAATTTATTAGCAATCGTCTTGAGTCCAGCTCCTCTGATTCCTTCTAGGTTGTCAGACTTATCGCCATCTATAGCACGAGCCATCGCAAAATTGTTGGGATGAATAGAAAATTGTTCGATGATTCTCTTTTTGTTTAAGAATTCATCCTTCACTGGACTATAAATCATTGTCTTGTCATCACACAATTGATAAAAATCTTTATCCATTGATACAATAATTTTAACATCCTCTTTTAACGAGGGCATTTGACAGATATAGGCGATTACATCATCTGCTTCTATGTCTTCCACCATCAATTGAGCCACTGGCATTTCATTAAGATATTCAATGGTCTTTCGCATTTGATCGTAGCGGTTTTGTGATTCCTCAAGTGCTGACATTCCTTTGTATGCACGGTTGAGCTTAAGAGGCTTGCGTCCTTCTTTATATTCCTTAACAATTGTGCGTCTTTTCGCACTTCCGCCACCACCATCCCACACAACCACAACATTGTCTGGTTGCATATCTCTTGTCATCTTTTGCAGAGACATTAAGAAACCTTTTGTTCCTCCGATGGGCGCACCATTTGCTGCAAGGCTTGGATTCATGACATAAGACCTTATGAACATGTTCATCGCGTCAATGATTAAGAGTTTCTGTCCCATTGTTTTCATCTACTTCTCCTGTTCTAGAGTTTGTTCTTCTAAATCATAAAAATCTTCAGCTTTACCAGTTTTGTTTTCAAACTTTCGGATGACTTCTTCGTCCATAATATCATAAACGATCTTTGCGAACTTTGGATCGCTTTTCATAAGTTTGGGGAACGTGGCTGTTTGGAATTTCTTTTCATAACCTTCCAACGTAAACCACGCACCCGCATTTTTAAGCCTGTCGGATGGTTTGATAGCCATCAAGAGAGATTCATCATTCATAATTCCGACTTCTTCGCCACCCCACAAAATCTTAAAGTTACAAATGCGTCCTTGAGTGCCGAATTTAGATTTCTCTAATTTTGTTTTAACTTCTGAACCAATTCGATAACCATTCTCGTCTTCAATAAAAGTCTTCTTACCTTTTAACCCTGTCAGCCATAGCCGCAATGAATAAGAATAAATGATTGCTTTACCACCAGGAGTGAACCAAGGCTGAGATAACATCATCATAGGGTTGTTAACATTAATATTTGTCTTTAGTTGATTAAGGACAAGAAACGTTGATTGTGTCTTGGAGAGCGAAACTGTGAGCTTCTTCATTCCAATCGACAATACCCGTGGCATTTGTGCCATTGATGATTGTGGATTAAAATCTTTTTCTAAGTCTGCACGACACGGAGTCATAGCCAGTGAGTCCAAAATAAATAAATAACGATTATCTGGGTCATTTGCCATACACATTTCCATAGTTTCTAGAACCATTTCAACGTCTTCTGGTTGGATTATAACAATTTGGTTGTCACTATCCATGTCACACCCTAGCTTCTCCAAGAACTCACTTGTCATTGTGGCTTCAGAATCAAAATATAATACTTTAATGCCTTTCTTCTGGCCTTCACGAGCGATTTGACCGGCCATATAAGACTTGCCTGAACTCTCAAGACCTGCGATCTCTGTGCATCGTCCAACTGGGATGCCCGCTAACTGACCGCGACAAATGATGGAGTCGAGCCATCGTGATCCGGTTGGGATCCAATCTTTAATGTCTGCCGGGTTTTCTTGATCACCTGCAAAGGCGACGGTTCTGCCAGCCTTTTTATTGATCATTTTTAAGATATCTACTGATGATAATTTTCCATTACTCATAAATTTCCCAAGAAAAAGAAGCTGCCGTCGATATTTAATACAACGGCAGCTTCCAAAAACTATATATGTTTTTTAGTTACTACGCAGATAGTTCACGAATGGCTTCGTCAACACTGCTTACTCCAACATCTTCAACCATTGGACCATCAATCGGGTTTAGGAACGATTCCAAGATTGCTTTTACGTCGGCTGGTGACTTGCGTTGAAACAATGAATCAATTTCGGGAATGGATTCTAGGATTTCTTTAATCCCACTCTTTGTTTTTGCAAGTGCAGATGATTTACGCTTTGGAACCAGATTGGTTTGCGGAAACGCACCCTTTGCTTTTGGAAGTGTATACGTCAATGTAAAGTCAACGCCTGTGTCTACGTGAGTGATATCACCATAATCAGGATTAAGAACAAGGCCCAACAATGTCTCATAAATGGTCTTACCATAACCCCAAACACGCACACCCGTTTCTTCTTCGCCTCTCACCATCACAGGAGAGAAAAATCGTTGGCGAACGAAAAGCGACTTAGCCATTTTCTTACTATCGTCAGTGCCTTCTTGCCACAGCTTTGAAGCAAAATCACAAATTGGACAGTTGTCACCAAATTGTCGTTTGGGGCAAAGAACACCACCACGGGCACCTTCGCCCAAATTATAATGAAAGTGATAAACCTTAAATGGATCACCATCTTCAGTTGGAACCAAGCGAATTTCTTGATCGCCCTCTTGTGGTTTCCACCACACATTATCTGATCTTGACTTCCCTCCAGATTCGGACTCTTGGAGTTTAGCCTTCATTTTAGCTAAATCTAACGCCATATTTTATTTCTCCTCATTTTAAGGTGAGGTTGGCAAATCTCCCAACCCCCCAATTTTTATTTTTGTATCACCGAAGTGTGATTTAAACAATAAATATAATCTTGATCGTAATCCGTTTCATAAATTCCATAAGTAACCCTATAACCTTCTTCTTTGTGAATCGATATTGATTTTCTTATTTTGCTCATTAATTCTGGATCTGTTTCAATCTTCGCTTTATTGTGTGTGTAATAATACACGATATCAGACACGCTGTCAAGAGAAAAAAACATATTATCCTCATTTTTTTCTAAATCGCTCATGCCTATGGATGTAATCCTTGCCCCCACGGGCAGATCACTAAAGGTATTTGTTAATGATTCGTTGTTATTATAAACATTAATCATATGAATTGTGGAAACAACCATTTGATTAATTTTATTATAGTAATCTTTAATGGAGATGCCTCCAAGGACTGCTTCGGCTTCTTCATTTGACACCAAATAGAGTCTTTCGAATACGCCCGACCTCGCATACTCTTGAAATACGTTGTAAACCAATTTTTCTAATTTTGATTGGGTTTCATTTAATAAAGATAATTCTGGTCGGATGTATAAAACACTAATTTTGCACTTATTTTTTAAATAGCGCAAGGTTGCCAAGGACGCTGATGATATTTTTCCACCACCGCCGACGACGAATAGGATGTCGCCACGGATACCCCTGAAAAAATGCTGTAGTGTGGGCAGTTTTTCTTCATAATCTTCAATCTTTTCGTACTCTTTTATGGGGAAGGTGGTCTTGGTCTTCTCAAGTCCAACATCGATTTTTTTGATAGAATACTGGGAATATTTGGCAAACTCGTCTGCTATGTTGCAGCCTGCATTTCCAAGTCCAATAATGGTATCCACTATTCTGAAACCTCTTCGAGAATAATCTTATCGCGGAAGGCCCCTCGTGTTATTTTTTTAAATTGTGCTGTTGCTTTGAAGTCGGTCCATTCATATTCCACCAATAGGGCATCAAGGACTTCGTGGATATCAGCCAGTTCTTCAACGCAGGGAGTTTCAAGAAAC